AGATGGTTTGTCAGCCATAATAATCTCCCTTAGGTTTTAGATTTTCTATAACGCTTGTATTTATATGGTGTATATGGCTTGATATTGCCGACAGTATCAATCATGATGATCCTATCATTTTCCAGCATCTCAAGTGTGCTAAATGCGCCCATCCTGATACCTTTACGGTAGTTCCAGACAGCACAAATACCAAAAGTAAGGGCTAGTGTTCCTAGCATCCATGGTTCAAGATACATGTGTATTTTCCTTTCGGTATGTGGTGATCTTATTTACCAGAGAGTTGATATAATCTTTCTTGGGCTTGACGAATAGTTGTGGTTCAGGCAGATTATCTACTGATATCATAACGACGATTTGCTCGATTGGTTGATTGGTAAGTTCTTCATACATTATTGAATAGGCAGTGGCCTGTTCAAAGTAGTTCTCAATATGACTTTCTTTCTTTTCCCGCAGAGATGTTTTGAAGTCAATAACGGATAACTTTCCGTCAAATTCGGCAATAACATCCGTGCGCCCTGCGACTCCCAGTTTATGTGAATAGAGTGGGCATTCAATATAATGGATATTATCAATCTTGTCAACCATTATTTGAATATCCTTAAAGGCCTGTTTCATATCAGGCATGATATTCTCAAATAGGTCATTTTCATTCCGCAGATACTTTTCCATAAGATTATGGAACTTGGTGCCACGGGTAGAAGCGCGGCGGGTTATCTTGCCGGCCTCTTCATGGCCTATTCTATCTCGCCATTCTTTGAGTTGCTGTTTTTTGAAATGACCTAGAACTGTGGTTATGGAAGGATACTTTTTACCATCAGGCGTCACATAAAAGCGGCGACCATCTATCTCTTCCGTTGGCAACGGTGATAGTTCTGGTAGACCCGCTACATAATTAAATGTTTTCATAAAGACTTTGCCTTTACCTCTTTTACTAACCAGATTATACTCTCTTTTAGGGCCTGTTGGCGAGGGAACCTGGGGTTATTTCCCAGAGCATATTGGATTCCCATGGGAACAAGTTTACCTACAGGGCGACCCTCTCTTTGTAGAACAACGCCTTCGCCTGGTGACCTTTTATTATCAACACGGGTTTCCAAATCAGGGTGGGAAATGCCACTCAGCAGGTGTTCCGTAGCCTGTTCCATATGATGGCGAATAGCCAGTGAGCGATCAAAGTGTTCCTTGTTGTCAGCAACCTGTTGTATCATGCCATTATAAGCGGCTCTGACACGGTTCTTGCCCTTATCTGTCTTGAGTTTCTTGGCCGCCTTATCTCTTTCAGCGGCAAGATGTGTCATATAGCCTTCTGTTGTTGGCCTGACGGCCGCTCTGGCTGAACGGTTATTATAGATTGTAAAGTTGGCTATTTGATCGGGTGTAAGGTGTTCTGTTGAATGTTGGCTCAATAGTTCTCGGGCCGCAGCCATGTGAGCCTCAGCAGCCTGGCGGTTCTCTTTTGGATATGTCTTAGGATCAGGCCTGCTATAATCATAAGCAGGGACAAATATATTTGGTGTAGACCTCAAAGCATCAGGGGAAAGAGCATGGGCGATACCATTTGTGTATTCTGTATGTGCGGCAAGCCCGATTGGTGCGTTTGTTCTGGCTCGATATGAAATGCGATTGGGTGTATATTCTACAACACCACCACGCTTGCGGGTCGTTGTCTTGTCCTTGGGTGTGAATAGCAAATCGCCCTGTATTGTCCTGCCTGGTGTCACAAGTTCACCACCATGAGCCAGTAGTTGTTGTAGAGCAGCAGCATAACCAGGATGTTTGCCAAAGTGCTTCTTGATATCAGCAGGAGTTCTGGCCTCAACACCACGCATAGCACGGTGTTTATCTGTCACAGCAACACCATTGGCATCATTCTTGACGATTACAGATGCGCCACCATCATGCTTGATTGATGCTCCGAATCCTTTGGGTGTTTTACCCATGCGGTGCTTGTGGAAATCCTGTAATAGTTGTAGAGCATACTGGCCATATGCTGGGTCCTCATGAGCAATATCCTTGGCATGAGTAAGATGACCAAGGGCCTCTTCACCAACAGATGAGGCCATTTCTGTAAGGTATTCGTTAAATCTTTTCATTTTTGTATTGCTCATCAAATATCCGTTTATTCTTGGCATACCATCCCCAGTGGCCAAACATACCATTGGGCTTGGGTTTGGTTTTTTGGTATTCTTCCTTCATAAACAAATCAAGTTGCTTTTGATAGTCTTCATCACTTTTCATCTTTTAGACCCATCTTTTCTATAAACTCTTTCCGCATATTTGTATACCACGACATGCTTTCAATCATATTATTGAAAGAATTGGGCTTACGTTCATCCAAGTATTTCTTTAAAGCAACTTTGTATTGCTCATCAAATATCCGTTCAAGTTTCTTTTTGTAATCGGTCATCTTATCATTATTTACATCAGTTGTCAAGTTATGTTCCACCATTACCTCCGCCGGAGCCACCACCAGAACCACCGCCACCTCCACCACCACCAGAGCCGCCATCACCTGCACCGCCGCCATCGCCCTTTGATCCTGAACGGGAAGGAACAAGCCGTTTGGCGTCAACCTTCTTACGGAAAGTTAGCATCGGGTCTTCTTTTTCTTCTTTTACAAAGTCTTTGAATGTCTTCATGCGTATCCCATTTCAGTTTTCTGGATGATATAATCCTTGACAAGGTTGCTGCGGACAATATCTTGTTTTTCAAACTCAATATGCTTGAAGGTATTTATGCGATTGGTTATTCGCATAAACTGTGTGATACCCTCTTTCTCATGTGGTTTATTGAGGTCGGTCTGCCTATAATCACCACAAAAGATGACACGGCTATGGTTTCCAATACGAGTCATGACAGTATCAATCTCCTGAAATGTCAGGTTGGCACATTCATCCACAATAACGATGGCATTATTGAATGTTGTGCCTCTCAGGAATGATGTTGTGGTAAACTCTATCATATGTTTGAGTTTGAGTATTTCATAGCCATCACCACGGCCAAAAAGATCATCACAAATCTCCTTATATGGTTCTTCAAACACCCTTGTCTTCTCTTTGATATTGCCTGGTAAAAACCCCATATCTCTTGATGGCACAACAGAGCGTATCAATATAATCTTTTGAAAGTTGTGTGTGCCAGATAATAGTTGCTTGAGGGCCAAATATAATGAGATATATGTTTTGCCCGTGCCAGCATATCCATGTAGCATTAGATTATAGCCCTGATTGTATGCTTCAAATGTTTTTTGTTGATTGACAGTAAGAGGTTTTATCGTGCGGAGTTCAAAGTGATTGTTGAGTGGTTGGTTAGAGATTTGGTGTTTCTTATTCTTCTTGGCCATTTTTACTCCTTTTTAAAAGCGAAAAGGGCCGGCCCATTTTCAGGGCGGCCCTTCTGCAACAATTTTAAATACAAATACTTGTATCAAACTATATTTCTTTCGGTATTCCCCAGCGTTTTGAAGCGATAGCCTCACCTTTCGTCTTGTCCTTGATTTTGCCAAGAACATGCTTTTGAAAGTCGGCTGGGGGTTTAGTAATGCCAAGACCAACAGGGTCGGCTATCAGCACTGGCTTATAAACACGACGCATGTGTTTATTCGTCTTGAGATAAGACTCCATTTCATCAAATGAAATCATATGATCTTCAGTTTCACCAGTCTTAATATTCTCAAATGTATAAATTGGCATTCTTACCTCGTTGTTGGTATTTATGTTAGATATAACGATATGTGATTACACGATGCTTTGAATAGACACCAACACCAACCTGACGATTATGGTTGCCAGAGATGATGATTGGATTGCCTGATTCATCATAGCCTTGCACTATGCCAACATGATTACCACCACGGCGTGGTAGTACGGCTACGCAGTCTGTGCAGCCATAGGGTGCTGGAGTTCCACGACGAGCATATGAAATTGCTCTGCGGTCTGTTCCGCCAACAAGCATATTCATAAAGTCAGCGCACCACAGGCTCTTGGGTAGGCCTAGTTGACTGGCTGTTTGACCAACATATTGATTGGCACGGGCCGCAAGCCCTCCACCAAATGACCTGACACCAGAGACAGCAGCATGGGCCATTGTCTTTGATGATGGTGCTGAATAGCAGTTCTGTGACTGTTCATTGACACCATGTCTGTCAGGAACACAAACTACATTGGCAACCTCTTTCTTGAGTCTCTGCTTGTAGTTTTTATAATTGTATTTTGCCTTTCTCACCTTCTTTGGTTTAGAAGTAGCCTTCTTATAAGAATAATGATATTCCTTATTTTTTGGCTTTGCAAGGCTTGGAGTGCTGCTAAACGATACAGCAACAAAGGCCATTGCCGTCACAATGATAAGTTTTTTCATTATAGTATTTAAAAGCATTACTTTTCCTTTCTTTTTTGGGAGAACACGCAGTTAATGTGGGTTGGTTGTTGAATGTTTTTTGCGTGTGTATTATTTAGGCAACCAGCCATTCCGGTGGCTGCCTTTTAGTCCACTTATGAAGGTGGTTTTTACCATTTTTGTAGTAGTTTCGATAGTTTTCGACTGGATTTTCAGAAATAATATAATCTTTTGCCATGGCCGATGGCATTTTTGTCATGTCATAGTCTTTGAGATTGTATGGAGGGCAGGCCAGCATATAGGCCAGGTCACCCGCACACTTATGGGTCTTACCATAACGATATGTGTATTCCGTCATCAGGGCAAAGAAATGTTCATAGAGCCAGTTATAGTTTTCAACTGAGGTGCGGGCCCATACAGCAGACGGATGATTGACATGCGTGGCCTGATACACAACAGGTTCTCGCGGATCGGCCAATTCCCAGCGGCGAACATTACGACCTGTTAATGTTTTGCCAATATATTCTGTGCCATCAAGCATACGATGTGCGGTTGAAAGCAGTTGCGCGGATTCAAGGATCATCTTGACGCAATGCTTATCAACCAGCGACTGTGCTGCGATTACAGGATCTTCATGTACCATAAAGATATTCATCATTCACCTCATAAAAATAACGGCCGCAGCATACACCACGGCCGCCAAGTTGAACATGTTTAGCTAGACACACTATCACACAATCTTACGCAAGTCAACTCCATCAACCGAGTCCCAATCAGGATCAACGGAGCCTACGCTACCCGACGAACCAAAAGTCTCGACGACCTCATCCTTGACCTTGGGCTTCGGCGCAGCCTTGACCTTAGCCGCAGCAGCCTTCTGGACGACAGGAGCAGGCTTGGCGACCTTGACCTTAGCCGGCTTGGCCTTGGGCATGGCAACCACATTAGACGCGGTCTTGGGCTGCATAGAGCGCAGGTCAGCCACATTGGCCGGTTCAGCAACCAGAGTATATGACACGACCCGACGACCATCACGCTGGGCTTCGATGGTGAAGCCATAGCGGGTATTCAGGAAAGACACATACTTGGCCGCATAATCACCAGTACCAACACAATCGTTGATTTCCTTGGGCGTCACAGGCTTGTTGAGTTTAAACACGGCAAGCGCACGGATTTCAGGGCGAATACCGTTAGAAGCAGTAGTACGGGGCATTAGATAGTCCTTTCATTCATTTGACGTTACGTTTAGGATAACATACCTGACCGACTGGTCAAGTGATTTTTTGCATGGCTGATATGCATTATTGCATACCTGCGATACAACCTTAGGTTAGCAGCCGGCATCTTTACTAGCATCAGTTGCTTCCTTAAGCTCGTCAGGATCGTCCTCCGTCGCCTCCTCTTCATACCATGTGTCGATATTAAAGACATCGCGGAGGTCTTCTGGAATCTCTTCCAGGTTGTCAGGGCCAATGTCATATTCTTCATCTTCACCATGACTATCCCAGCGACCGACATAGCCAGCACC